GACTCAGACCCAGATACTGGCTGTAAGTTATCTGCCAGAGAAATTGGGGCAAAAATAAAACATTATGAGGCATCTGCTCCATGGGGAGACAGGATAAGATCAGGACCAGGAGATGGTCAGATATTTGAGGCTAATAGATCTGGTACAGACGAGTGTATCAATGATAATATTTTAAAAGGGTACAATAACACACATGCAGAAGTGCAAGGGCACATATCTATAAATCAATATGCAGAAGAATTATTTACAAGAGCTGATAAATCAAAAGGGTCACGTAAAAAAGGATTAGAATTACTGAGGTCTTATTTATTAGACGCTCATGAAAAAACAAACCCCAATACTGGGGAACTTATTCCAGCAGAAGAAGCTGGCTTTATAGTATTTACAAACTGCAAAAACACAATCAGAACTCTCCCAACAATACCAAGAGATGAACACGATCCCGAGGATGTAAATAGTGAATCTCCGGACCATTTATATGATGTTATAAGATATCGTTTAGCAGCAAGTAGACTAACCATAATAGGGCTATAAAAAAAAGAGGTAAAAATGTCATTTGAAAGTTTAATTAATCATCCCCTATCAGGGATAAAGGAAGTAGGGCAAGTCCTAAGCTTCCCAGTCAATACAGTTCACCCTGAGTATCAAACATGGAGTCCCATATGGAAGAAATGTAGAGATGCCAGAATTGGACAACGTGCTATTAAAGCAGCAGGAGAAACATACTTACAAAAGATGAATGGGCAGACAGGAGCTGAATACCACAATTTCAAAGAGAGAGCACAATGGTTTGGTGGAACAGGTCGTACTGTAGATAGTTACATAGGTATGATATATAGAAAAGAGCCTCATATAGTAATAAAAGAGAGTAAAGACTCTAATGAGGTTCTCGCAAAAGATGTTTTAAATAAAGATGACTATTACAGCCTAGCATCTTCTAAAGGGAAGTCTTTCTCTAATTTCTCCCGAGATGTCTGTGAAGAACTCATCATAGTGAATCGAGTAGGGATACTCTTAGATTACCCCTCTATCGATATTGACATTGTGAATGGTATGTCACTCTTTGATAAAGAGAGTATAAATTACAAACCTCTTCTTGGAATGTATAAGGCTGAAAGTATGGTGAATTGGCACTACGAATATATAAATAATATTCCTGTACCTGTGCTATTTGTTCTAAAGGAGGAGATCTATGATACAGACTCCATGGCAAGTCTATCTCCGACTAAAGTGGATTCCTACCGTATTCTGTTTTTAGAGCCTTATCACACAGAGGAAGGTATATTACGTGGCAGGTATAAAGAGATGTCATTTAGAGAAAGTGTTGTTGAGGGGAAAGGGGGAAAGCTTCTCAATGTGTCTTCAACAACCAGTATAGGATACCCTTTAAATAATGGTGAGTACATAGACCATATTCCATTTTATGTGATGACAGATAATGGAAGTGAGATGGAAGACATATCTGATAGTATGATATATGACTTGGCAGAAACTAATATTGGGCATTATCGTAATAGTGCCGATCTCGAAAATGAACTTCACATTGTAGGGTGTAAAACAGCTATCTTCCCAGGATGGGATAAGAAAGTACATGGTAATCCCAGACTTGGAGGAGCACTTGCCTGTACTAAGGGTTGTGAACCATTTATGCTAGAAGCCTCTTCCGATAGTGGGATAAAAGAGGAAATGCAGAATAAGGAAGCTAGAATGAGTGTGTTAGGAGCTGAAAGGATTTCCCAGAAAGGACGGTATATGCCCTCTACGGAAACAGCTATACTGAATACTGCCTCAGAAGCATCTACCCTCACTACAATGAGTATCTTTGCAAGTGAGTCCTTTTCTAAAATACTGACAGAACAGATTCAATGGGACAAGAGCAAAGAGTATGTAGTTGAAATAACATTAAATCAAGACTACTATCAGGATGACCTTAAACCAGAAGATGTATTGAAGTGGTTGGATGCGTATCAGCGTGGGGGAATTAGTAGTTCCACAATGAATTACAATCTCACTAAGGGGGAGATCTTCCCACCAGAATGGGATTACCAGAAAGAAATGGATGCTATTGAAGAGGACAACGAGAAAAGAAATACATTGTCTGATGAGAAGTTTATGGAACTTTCTGAGAGGATTATTGAATTGGAAGGTCAGGGAGTAAACGCTACAATTTCTGCCACTTCAACTGGTACATCTTTGACTTCAGTGAGTACAGCAGGAAAGGGGGCAGCACCCTCTACGAGTTCTGAGTTAGATCCTGCTAGACTGGAATCTGCCGAAACTAGGAACAATGAGACATCCGGCAGTGGGGGATCAGCAACGGAGGACAGAGAAGACCCAGAGATCGAATAAAATGATTGACAGGAAATGAATATCATGGTATAATAATGTCAGTTAAAAATAAAAATAAGGCATCTCCTTCGGGAGGTGCTTTGTGTAAGGAAGAAAAATGCCAACAGCCACAAATACACTATCGGATTTATCCACACTCAACGCACATTTGGTTGAGCAATATAAGAACTTAGTTTCATCAACAATGCTTATCTTCTTCAAAAATATGGAGAAGAAAATTAATAAAGAGATAAAGGGTAATTATGATGAAGAAAATTTAACAATTACTGAGAAAAATAAACTTAAGCGTAGACTAAATGAAATACAGAAAATAGAACTGAACAAGATACACAAACAGATCATGCAAGATTCCTACAAGTTCTTAGGAGTTGAAGCCAAAACATATGAAAACCAGTTGAAAGCAGTATTGGAAGATGTCTCCAATTATATTAAAGTGCATCGGGTAGATAGTAAAACTCTCAAGCACAATTATGATAAGTCTCCTATTGCCATGGATAAAGGTGAAATTTACACATTAAGTAGCTTATGGGCTACGTTCTTCCTTTCTGTGAAGACAAACTTGAATCAGAACACAGAAAGTGCGTATACTCTCAGGAAAACTACTCGGGAATATACTAAAGATTTGAATTTAGGGTATAAGACTAATGAGAATTCGCTAAATGCTTTTATTGCTGTTATACTACAGCAAGCTTATGGCATCGCTATGAAATCTGTAAATAATGTGAATGAGGAGTATATCAAAGGATATATATGGGATAGTGTCATGGATTCCAGAACGTCCGATTTCTGTATAACTCACAATACAAGATTTTGGTTTTATGGACATCCTGAATTAAGTACATTAGAAGCCGAGATATATGCTCCTGCCCATTATCGCTGCCGTGCGAGTAATCCTCCAATAATTAAAAGTTATAGAGAATTAGGTATCCCAGCAAGTGATCTGACCAAATCTCAGAAAGCTCTTCTACAGAACTCTACTGTCACAAATAGAACTTATCAGCAGTTCTTGGATACACAACCTGAAAGTGTAAAGAAATCAATTTTAGGAAAAGTCAGATATAACGCATACCAGAATGGGACAGAAGTAGGGAAGTTTTTTACTAGAGACGGTAGAAGACTTACGTTGAAACAACTTCAGACAAAGGGAGTAACTTTAGCAGAAGACTACTTAAGATATGTGAACTAAAAAAAATACATTACAATAAATATGAACTAAATAAGTACACTAAAACAAAGGAAAGTAAATGACAAACGAAGAATTTTTATTGAGTAAATGCCCAAAGCCAATGGACAGTGATGACTTGGTAGGCTTCTATGATCAACTATGTGAGTATCAGCAGTCACATATGTCTTCAGAATCATTCAAAAGGCTTTGTAGGAAAGTTGCTCAGAAGAGCAGGGATGGGATTACAATAAATAGTACATTAGAAAAAACATTAAAAGATAAAGAAGTATTACTGGATTCTCTGAACGAGACTGATAATAAATTAGAAGTGTCTCTCCGGTCTTACAAAATTCAAGATGTAGAAACTGCTGCCCAGATAGCAGGAATTGACTTAACTGAGTGGAAGTGTACTAGGAAAAAAGTTAGAGCCTCACAGAATGCTTCTAATCCATACTTTATTGTGGAGGGGGCATTTGCTCCCAGAGAACATGATGATTTATCCATGGAGGAGATGGTAGAGAACTTTAAAGATGCTATAAAGAATTATCAGCCCCCAACATTCCCAGCCCCCAAAGTAGATCCCCTAGTAGAAGATATAATGGCAGAAATTGCTGTTATGGATTTCCACTTCGGTCAGGAATGTTGGAATAAAGAAACTAGGGATTTGGATTACAATATTGAAGTAGCTTCCAAATTACTGGATGATACTATTGATTATTTTATACAACACACAGAAGGTCAAGTTGGTAAATATTTATTGCCAATTGGAAATGACTTTTTTAATGTAAACTCTAAGGCAAATACTACGGCAGGGAATACCCCACAAGATGAAGATTCAAATTACAAGAAAACACATATATCTGCTGAGAAGTTATGGATAAGGCAGATCGACAAACTGGCATCCATAGCCCCTGTACATGTCTCTATGGTTTCTGGTAATCATGATTTTGATCGTTTGTTTTATTTAGGAGAGTACTTGTCGGCTTGGTATAGAAATACAGATTTTGTAACTATAGACAATTCCCCACCCACAAGAAAGTACATCAGGTGGGGGAAAGCTTTAATTGGGTACACTCATGGGGATAAAGAGGTTAAGGGGTCTTTACCATTACTAATGGCACAGGAGATGCCTATTGACTTTTCCCAGACAAAGTATAGATCATGGCACTTAGGGCACTTCCATAGCATGGCTGAGAAAAATACTAGACTCGTTAAAGAAACACAGGGAATTAGGGAGATGATTTTACCTTCTTTAGCAAGTACAGATTCATGGCATTCAGGAAAAGGATACTCCCACCTAACTGAAGCTTTGTGTTTCTTTTGGGATAAGAAAAAAGGCAACACCATGACTAGATATTATCATCCTTAGAGATATTATTAGTAAATTAAATAAGAGGATACTATGTCTAAACGACTAACAACAGAAGAGTTCATCCAAAGATCAAAAAACAAGTTCCATGATAAGTTTACAATAATAAGAAAGGCTGTATTGCTACTTATAGATATTCAGAATAAATAAATTAGAAATTAGTAACTATCTCCTTCTCTGATCAGAGGCTGGTAGTTTGTCAGTAGAGAGGGAGACAGGATTTTATGGAAATTAAAAAAAGTATGTGTGGTTTGTGGTATAGAGTTCACAGCAAGGAGGAAAGATAGTACTTGTTGCAGTACTAAATGTAAGTCAAGAAAAAGAGCCATTGAAAAAAGGAAAGGATTGGTAAAACTTGAATGTGTAGTTTGTGGTAGCACATTTGAGGATTTACAACCTACAAAGAAGACCTGCTCTGAAGATTGTAAGAAACAGCACAGAAGCATATCTCAGAAAAAGTATGGAAAAGAGCATCCAGAACAGAAAAAACAGTCTTATACTAAGTATAGAAAAACCGATAAGCGGAAAAAAGTGGCAAGAGATTGGGCTAGGAGGAACAGAGAGCAGGGTCTAAAG